TCAACGTTCAGGGTGATCGCCGAGTGTTTTGTCCGCCAGCAGCGCTGACAGGTAAATCAGTGCTGCCGGGAACCATGCCAGGCAGATAAAGATTGACTGCGGGGAGTGCGGTCCGTCTTCCAGCTTGCCTAGAAGGTATGCGGCAATGATCAGGTAAATCGACAGTGCAATCATGCTGCCTCCGTAATTTCTTTGCGGTACCCGGTGCGATCGCATGCTACTTGGTAAATGGCTGGGTCTTTCTCAATGCCTATGAAGCTGCGCCCCGATTCCTGGCAGGCGACTCCTGCGGTACCGCTACCCATTGTGAAATCAAGCACTGTATCTCCGGGATTGCTGTAGGTTTCGATTACGTACCGCAGCAATGCCAGCGGCTTTTGGGTTGGGTGAAAATTACCTTTCTGTTTGTCACTCGAGAAGAACTGCACATCGCGTGGGTACCGTGATGTCGAGTCGTATTCGGTTAGCGTATAAGCCTTGCCATAACATTCTGAATTTACGGCTTTGCGCTTACTTGTCCGTCGCTCGTGACCGTGGGTGAACTGCGGGTTGTATGTTGGCTGTCGGCGGTAGAAAACCTCTATATTTTCATGGGCGCGCAATGGCTGCTTTTTGGCGTTAAGAAAGCCAGTAGCGTTTCCTTTCTCCCATATCCATTCACTGCGCCAGTGCTTTAAGTTGCTTGCTACTAAAATGCTGGTAAATGGCTGCGCTGAAAATATGACGATTGCCGCGTTTGGCTTAGCCACACGATATAACTCGACCCACATGCGATCGAGGTCGAGAACTGAATCCCATCTACATTCAGTGGTACCGTAAGGCACGTCAGCGCAAACAAGATCAATACTTCCTGCAGCTATCGTTGGTAAAACATCAAAACAGTCACCTTGAAGTAAGTTGATCATAGCTTCCCCATGCTGCCATATACCGGCGATGCGCTGAGTTCTGCGTCGGGGTCGTTATTATTAAGTGGCATCAGTAACGCTGCCGGAATATTGCCGCAGTAAGACATGCTCACCCGGCCATCCGGCATTTTGCCGTTCAGAGGTTTAGCGCCATCAGGCACTTCGATAAACCAACAATCGCTCACTATGCCAGTGACTTTAGATTTCAGCATGCCTTCACGGCATACCGTACGCACCAAGCGGCCAACGTTGTTCTTGAAGGCTTCGCTACTGCTGCCGACGATGACGGCCATGCCGCCAGGGGTTAGTTTGTTCATGCTGCATTACCTCTCGCTAATTGCACCATTCCGCGCGTAACCTCTATCCTGCGCGACTGTTTGTCGTTTACCTCAAATCCGCCAGGCACCAACTCAACGTTATTGTGTGGATTTTGATTTCCCCAATGGTGCCAACCTTCAGCATCGCCACGGCTGAACAACTCGATGCGTGACACGTCACCATAGAGAAGCTCCAGGCGGTGGCGGGCGTCCCACGGTTTGGCGCTGTGCTCACCCAGAGGGCTGTAGATCACCTGTTTGATTGACGCGTTCAGGCGCTCCAGTCCCGCACCGCGCACTGCGATCAGGCAGTCTTCCGTGTTGGCACGGGTGTAGTTGCCGCCGTTCATGCGTGTCTGGGTGTTCAGCAACGCCAGCAGGTCATAGAAATCTTCGATCTCGCCATCTCTCAGCGCTTTGTTGATGTGCTGCTCAGCCAGCTGGTTCAGCTTCACCCAGGTGAACCCCTTCATCGTGCGCACATCGAATCCCCATGCCTCAGCCAGCGCGATAGCTTCTTCAGCGTGTGTGCCGGTGTACCACATCGCCAGCACAGCATCTGGCGCAGCCAGCGACCAGACCGGCAGGCGCTTGAGGTCTGCCATCGACATGGTGCAGTAGTGGTTATCCGCGGCACCGTTGCTGACTGTGTTGCCATATGACCAGGGCGGGTCGGCATAAATCAGCTGATAGTTCATGCCCGCACCTCACGCGCCGAACGCAGCAGCTGATCCATCCGGTATACCTGGCTGTTGGCCCGGCACTCATCAAACACCACGTTGATGCTGTTCATCGCATTCAGGCGGCGGTTTGCATTGCTCAGCCGGTTGCGCATTTCACTCGGGCTGATCACCACGTTGGTGTTTTTCAGCCAGCAGATGTAGTCCTGGCGGAACCGGGCGCGAATAACTTCACCGGCCCGCACCAGTTTGCTCAGCGCTGACATTGAGCTTTCACGCTTCAGACCTTGCTCCGCCAAGTGGGCGTGAATATCGACGGACCGGGATCCGCCATGCTCCTGCAGATAGGTGAGGATTAATTCTTTCGATGTCATGATCAGCCCGCCATTCTCATCGCTGAACGCTCAGCGGCTTTACGGTGGTTGGGATTGGCTTCGAACTTCGCAGCCAGTGACGGGTCACGCTGTGCAGCACTGGCGTTGCGCTGGCGCTCATCGAGCCAGGCTTCAACCTCGTCAACGTTCCAGGCTACAGTGCGGTTGGTGAGCGGGAAGCGTTTCGGGAACTCGCCATTCTTTTCCATCTGATTGATGGTGTACTCAGACAGCGGCACGCGCTCGAGCAGCTGATCTTTACGGATTGCACCTTTCATAATTTTTTCTCTCCAAAGAAAAGGGGCCGCTATGGCCCCTGAGTTTTCACTGGTGTTGGTTAAACGTATTCGGCGCGCATGTCGCCAAGAGTGATGCTGAAACCTTCGTGCAGCTCATCCCCCAGAGCTGCTTTCAGACGCTGCAGGTCCGCTTCAACCTTCATAAAGGTCTCTTTCGCATCCGGCGCGCTGGCGTCCAGACTGTTGATCGCGGCTTCAATCTGGCGGCGCGCGTCGTGGTGCTTATAGACTTTGCCAGCGCGGGCACGCAGTGAGCGGAAAGTTGACTCAGTCAGGGCATCTTTGAACTGGCTGATCTTCTCACCGATGGCCACGGCTTTCTCCAGCGTGTCAGCCTGCTCAATTTCTTCCTGCAGGCCAGCTACAACCACGTCATCGTCGCGTTTTTCAGCCGCCGGAACTGGCTCACTGCTGCTGCCGATCATGCTGTTCAGGTCAGAGGTGGTGCGCGGCGTGATGTCACGTTCGCCGCGTGGCGTTTCGTCCAGCTCATCCGGCGTGTACACACCCAGCAGAACGTCAGGAGCATGCAGGCGCGCCCAGCGCTTCGTGCAGAGGTATGCCAGCTGTTGCTTCGGATCCTGCTCCCACAGCGGCGAATTACGCACACCAGCCTGCGCCATGCTGATGGTCAGCTCACGCGGCTCAGCCTCACCTTTGATCACCGCCGACACAGTGACGGTCAGGAAGTCTGATTTATCGTTCTTGCCGGTACACTTCGACCAGTCGCCGCTCCAGCTGTAATTGATCCGGCTGGAAAGAAGGTTGGACGACGACACGACCGCGTTTACCAGCTGCGCCTCATAGCCCAGCGCGCCATTCACGATGTGCGTTTTTTGTGCCACTGCGTATGGGTTCATGCCCCATTGCGCCGCCTGCATGGTCACTGCCAGGCAGTCAGCGGGCTTACCGCGCAGATGCTGCGGAATGGCAACAACACCCTCAGACATCACCTGCGCGAACTGCTGCAGCTGCATCAGGCTTTGCGGGTTGAAGATGGTGGCGGCGGTGCTGGTGGTTTCGTTGGTGACTAAGTTAGTGCTCATGCCTGATTGTCCTTTTTGCGCGCCCATGCCGAGCGGGAAAGTGATTCAACGCCGCCCCAGGTATTGGTCAGGCGGCACTGGTGATAGGTGTTCAGGTCACGCCGGTAAAGATCGTGACCTACGGCGACGTCTTCCGCGTCGAGTTGAAAGACGCGCACCGGGTAGCGGCCGCAATCGATGCTCTCGCTGACAGCGATGAAAACGAACTGCGGGTATTCGTTGAAGTGCTGATAGAAGCCGTCGCGGTACATGGCGTCCTGTACGTGGTAGCGGAACTCATCGACGTGACGGGCAAAGCGCTCCATGTCCGCCACTTTCTTCACGTCCACGATTACCGGCTGATTTTTCAGGAACCGGTCCGGGCGGATCCGGCAAAGTTCGCCGGTCTGCTCATCGTCCCAGTAAATCGACGCTTCGCAGTGGCCATCGGCTTCCAAGAAGAACCGCGCCGCCGGGTGTGCGAATGCGCTGGCGCGCATCAGCTTCAGCTTGCGGTGATCCTCGTGCTCCAGCACCGTTTTGCCGGTATAGAGGCAATCTTTCAGGAATTCGGCTTCAGCCTCCTTCCCGGCATTCGTGCGGCGATTGAATGGTGGTGCCTCAATAAAGCGCGCGCCGAACTCTTCAGGCTCCAGCAGGATGCAGTGAAGGGCGGTACCCATATCGAGCGCCGTTTTCTTCTCTTCATCCTCTGGCGCTGTTTTGCGCCACTGGAACACCGCCGGGTTAATGGCGATGTCGTCCAGTTGCGATTTACTGACGCCGGGGCCAGCGTGATAGGCTTCGTTGGGTATGTTGAAGTAAAGCCCCGGATCGCTCGGGGCCAGTTTGATTTCAGGCATCGCGGTCATGGCGTCCAGTCCTGTCCGAGCCAGCTCATGTCCTGCCAGTCAAGCTCTGCTTGTGCCAGGCAGATTTTTTCGACCATCTCTGCGTAAGCATCCTGCGCGCCCTCGAGACCAATTCCAGCCATGGGATGTGAAGTGAATGGATGGCGGATTTTTTCAACTCCTTCCGGCCATGACTCTTTAAGTGTTTCCGCTCGGTCACGGATCCACTCATCTTTTCCGACCTGAGCATCATGCTGTTGCCAGCGCTGCTCTTCGGCGATGTCGTGCTGTGCATATGCACCCATAAGCACCTCAGTAGTTGATGGTGACGGCCTGAACTTTGCCCATCACGATTGCTGTGATGCAGGCTTTAGCCTGCTCATCGGTGAGACCTGCTGCCACCAGGTCAGTGATAGCCTGCTGATTGATCAGCCGGCGGTGCTCTCTGTCAGTTGAGCGACGTGCCGTTTCATCGGCGATGCGTTTCTCTTCCGCCAGGCGTGAGGCTTCAGCCTCTGCAGCGCGTCTGCGCTCAGCATCAATAGCTTCCTGCTTTTCGCGCTCTGCTCTAGCCATGGCATCAGCCTTCTCCTGCTCAGCACGGCGTTCTGCATCGATGCGCTGCTGTTGAATGCGAGCAGCTTCAGCTTTTAAATCTGCTTCACGCTTAGCCGCTGCCTCTCGCTCCTGCTGCGCTTTCAGCTCAGCCTGGCGGGTTGCTTCCTCTGCCGCTTCGCGCTTCAGATGCTCATCGCGTCTGCGCTGTGCTTCTGCTTCCTGTTCTTTACGCAGGCGCTCCAGCTCAGCTGCGGCATCTTCACGCTTTTTGGCTTCAGCCAGAGATAACTCCAGCCTCTGTACGGTGGCGTCTTTTGCAACACCAGCCTCGGCGCTCAGCTCCTGCCAGGAGTCATCCAGCGTCACGGATTTTGCGGTGGCCAGTCGGGCGCTGACGTCATCAGATGGCAGGTAATTACCCATCGCATCGACTACATCTGCGAGGGCGCGAAGTTCAGTAATTCGCTGCTTTAATGCGTCTTCGCGGGCCTTTTCCGCATTCTCCCACTCGGTCAGTGGCTGGCGCGTTTCATCGCGGATCCGGTCACATTCGGCAGTGAAGCGGCGCAACTCAGCTTCGATAACCTTTGGTTGTTCTTTCAGGCGCTTCAGGTAATCGCGGCCTGGCTTTTCAATCGCCGTTTTACTGCGTGACACCTTTGCCGCCAGCGATGCGATACGGTCACGGCCTTTTTTGGTGGTCAGGTCAGGCGTTTCATTAACTGCCTGGCGAATTTTTTCGAGGTACTGATCGAGACCGTTTTCAACGTAAAGCGTTGGCGCCTGATCTTCGGTGATGCTGATTACTTCAAGCTCTGTGCTGTTGGACATAACCGTTACTCCATGTCTGCCGCGCAGCTGGCGGCCATTTTCTGTGTGAATACCCACTCAATGCCTGCGCTGAAGTCAGAGAACTGACGCTCAATGCCAAGCACGCAGGCGGTAAAGGTGTACTTGCCGTTCTGGTAACGATATTTCATTTCTGAATCCAGAATTACCGTTTTGGTAATAGTTGGTTGCATGACAAAGAGCCTTTAAGCCCATAAGCGGCTAAGGCGATCTTCCGGAACTGGTCACGGTTAACTGTCTGACTGAAGCGCGTCTGGACATTTGTCATTCTCCAGAGGTAGCCACAGGCTATGCGGACTATTACAAAAGGCTCTCCGGTCACATCATTAAAGGTCATGATCTGTCTCCGAAAAAGGGATAGGGATGTTCACTTTCCGGGCAGGCGTTCCGGTTCTACGGGGTAGCCGTGCCATCTGGTGGGCGGCCAGATTGTGGGTTGTGATTGCCCGTTTCGGATTGTTAAAGAGCGATTTGCTATTACCAAATTGGTAACACTTGAGGCTAATAATAAGCGTTTTTCAGGGTGTGTCAATCGTTATCACAAGAAAAAAATACCATAATGGTAACTGAAAGGGAGGGGGTTATGGCATCGGGTAGGTGTTGAGTGGGCTGGATTAGGTGGCGGCTGTACGGGCTTTGACGGTATATGGCTGACTCATACCGTCATAAAGCCGCGGTATTTACTGATCTGACTCTTTCTGTGCCTGGCTGATAACGAACTCAATAAAGCTGGTGATCTTCTCTTTGTCTGCCGGGTCCAGCTTTTCATAAAGGTCACGGTCATACTGGATCTGACGGGCGTCAGTATTCGGGATCAGCAGCTCATAGCCATTGCGGCCGAACGCTTTGGCAATAGAGTTAACAGTGCTTATGGTGGGGTCGATCTCTTTATTCAGAACGCGGCCCACAGTTGACTGGTTCACGCCGCTTGCGCGGTGAACTTTACCCTGTGTTTTCAGGTCTTCAGATTTGTCCATCCAGAGGCGCAGGTTATGCGAAACCACGTCGCTGATCTCCACGTCCTGGGCGACGGGCGGCACATTGTCCCGGTCGTTATCCAGCCAGTAATCTTCCAGTTTCAGCACACGCTCAATGTTGCGCGCCGCTGCGCTGCCCATCGGCTTATCGCGCGTCCAGCGGCTGATAAGGTTTGGCAGTGAACCCAGGGCTTTCGCCATCTGCGTCTGGTTCCCTTCGAATCGCGTCTCAAGCAGATAGATTAGATTTGCCCGTCGGATCCCGGAAATCGGCTTCATTTGTTTCCCTGATACATGATTGATGATTATTAGGCTATTTAGGTGCAATTAAAGCCGATGTTACCTTTCTGGTAAATGCACCAGATTGGTAATACAGGTTGATAACTGCCACCAGTTAGGTAACAATTCAGTGGATGAAATCGTTATCTGGAGGCCCCAATGGAGCCGTTTGACTTCAAAGAGTTCTGGCAGGGACTGTCGCTGGAAGAAAAGAAGCAGCTGGCTAAAGAGGCTGGCACGACAGTGAATTATATCCGTACTCACCTGGTGTACGCCCGCCGCGTTCCGAGTCGTAACTATATGACGGAATTGCATAAAGCTGTCATCGGAATTAACCCAAATATCAGTAAAGAGCAGCTGCTTTCCTTCTTCTACTCTGCCGCATAACCACCACATACCCTGCACCGAAGGCCGCCTACATGGCGGCTTTTTATTACACTCCCATTACTAAAAATCCTTATAAAACAACCAATCGTTACCAAATATGCAAATGAGCCTTGATTTGTTTTCTTGTTAGGCGAAAATAGTCGTAATAGTAAACGTAGGTTGAGGTAACAAAATGAAAATCATTACTCGCATGGAGGCTGCGAAAGCAGGTCTCAAGCGCTACTACACTGGCAAGCTGTGTAAGCACGGCCATAAAAGCGAGCGTTACGTCTATAACGGCCACTGCGTTAAGTGTGCGATGGATTCCAGTTTGCGCCGCCAGGCTGAGATTAAGCAGATCATGGATAGCGCCGCGGGAACTACTTCGCCGGAGGTTATCTGATGGCTCGTATCAGGACTATTAAACCCGAGTTCTGGACTGATGAGGATATGTCAGAACTATCAGAGCCAGCCTGCTTACTGGCGATTGGGCTGCTCAATTATGCCGACGATGAAGGTTATTTTAATGCTAACCCTAAACTCATCCGCGCAGCGGTATTCCCTATTCGTGAACCCTCCCTGAGCATTCCGGTACTGATACAGGAGCTTTCCAACTGTGGTTACATCGCCATGTATTCCACGTCCGATAACAAGCATTTTGGACACATCTGCAATTTCGGCCGCCACCAGGTCGTGAACAAGCCCCGGCCCAGTAAAATCAAGTGTCTTGAGCTTGTACCGTACGACTACAGTAGCACTACCGTAGAGCTACCATTGGGAATGGATCAGGGATCAGGGATCAGGGAAATGGAAGAAACCCCACACAGCGCGCGCGAAGAAAAATTATCTGCTCCTGTGGATAACTTTCCTGCTGTTGAACCTGTCGTGATTAATACCCCTGCCACTGGCGGTAAGTTCTCCATGTTCGAAGACTGGCTACCCGATGAGGATCTTCAGCGGCGGGCAGCTGTCTGGGGGATCATCCTGAAGACCCCGCCAGAGAAAACTGAGATTGCTGAGTTCGTGACGTACTGGATCGGGGAGGGTAAGTTTTTCACCCAGTCCCAGTGGGAGCAGAAGCTTGCGCGTAGTGTTTCACAGCGAAGAGCCAGACCGGCGGCTTCATCGGCAACAGCGAACCGCCAGCGTGACATCACGGTGATGCCCGTGCCAGACAAAGAAATCCCGGACGGGTGGAGAGGGTGACTGTTCCAAATCAGTAATAATCCCGCGCCAGCCGCATCAGATTTAATTATCTGGTATCAGGGCAGGCAAGGAGCAGGTAACGCGGTAAATACTCGCAGAACGCGATACAGAGCGTTTTAAGGGCATAGCGAGAAAGCGCAAATGAGCGCATTTTTTTACTTGCTAAGTATTACCAAAATGGTAATAGTAACCAATGAGGTAACAGTATGCAGAAGCGCCTTTACGCACTGGGCAGACTCAAAACCGGCCAGATGAACAAATCCGAAACCGCCTATGCCGCTCACCTCGAGCTGCAGAAGCGCGCCGGGATCATCCTCTGGTACCGGTTTGAAGGTATCAAACTGCGCCTCGCTGACAGCTGCTTTATCACCGTCGATTTCGCCGTGATGTATGCCAGTGGCCAGCTCGAAATGCACGACGTCAAAGGCTCAAAGCGGATCTTCAGCGATGACGCCAGGGTGAAAATGAAGGTCGCGGCGGACTCGTACCCATTCGCCTTCAAAGCGGTTTACCCCAAGCCAAAAGCCGCGGGATGGGACGTTGAAGAGTTCTGAACAGGTTAACCAGCGCAGCAAAAAGCGTGTTAACCCCAAAAATTGTGATTTTAGATAACGGTCTGAGGTGAAAAATATTTATGGAAAATAGCAAGTTAAGTGATGTTAAGGGAAAAGAGTTAGTCGCTGCAGGGCATGCGTTTGCCAAAGCGATCGGCATGGATACGCCGCTGATCGAGATTGCGAAAATGGTTAGTGTGCTGGCAACCCGTCTGGATTGCGCGCTGGTGCGTGGTGATGCCTGCATGCAAGCAGAGATGGTTTGGGAAAAAACTATGATGGCCGCTATTGGCGAGGATGGGGTAGGTTGTGTCGTCAGAGCGATTGCCGAACTCAAAGCAGAACGGGACGCGCTGGCGGCTGAGAATGGCGCTATGCGTGAACTTATCGGGGCAACCGGATTTAAATCAGAAACCCCAGCCACCGACGCCTACCTCAACTCGGTGCGGGCTGAGGGTGTGGAGATGTTTGCAGAGCTACATGATGCGATTGCCGAAAAATATCGTGTTGAATCGCCTGGCTGTTATGGCGAGCAACTCCACCAGCATGCAAGTAGCGAGGCTGTAAAATTCGCCGCCCAACTCCGCGCCGGTAAGGATGGTGAGTGATGGCTAATCCAATCACTGTGGCCCTCAGCGGTATAACTAATAAAATTTTTGCAGGCCGCTCCAAGCCGCTTAAGGGCGGTAATCCTGACGCTCGTGTTTTCACTGGAGAGAAGCAGGATGTAACCGACCAGGCTATTCATGCCGTCGCATTTCATCTGATGAAGTCCGACGACATCAAAGTTTTTAAGCTGCCTGATGGTCGTGAGTTGCACCTCCGGGCTGATATCAAGGAGGCGAAATGAAGCCTGATGCCATGCGCCACGCTCCCCAAATCACTGATGAAGTAATCATGACCGCATTCGAAGGAACCAATTTCGGGCGCACTGATTATCGGGCATTCCTGGGTTACAGCGTGCTGAAGAAGGCGTGCCATTGGCATTGTGGCCACACCATCACGACAATCATGGTTGAGCTGGGGCTTATTACTCCGAAAGCTCACCGAGTGACAAAGCTCGGTCGGATGTTCTTGTCAGATTGCTACGATGACCCAATGCGTATTAAGTCAGTGCCCGCCGCTCACCGAGTGCCAGAGGGATGGAAACTGGTGCCGGTTGAGATTACACAGGAAATGGTAGACGCCAATTTTGAGGGTGTCTGTATTGGTGGGATTCAGGCCGGTTATCGCGCCATGCTTGCAGCAGCGCCGGAGGTGGAGTGATGGCAAAGACCATGATCGATTTTACCGGTGCGAAGTTCGACCTGAACGGCAGCAGCTGCAACGTATTGCCGGATGGCACCCGAAAGAACGAAGTACAGCACCGCCGGATAATTCTGGCGGACGGCACCGAGTATCAATTTGATCGTTATGGCTGGTCTCGCTGGTTTCCAAACAAAGACCGTCGTCGTTTTTCTGACAGCTCCGGCTACTCCCGGAAATGTAACGACCGTTATAGCTGGATGCTGAATCAGGGCTGGAAAGAAAACTTTAAGGAGGCGGGTTAATGCCTAAATCCCCCGCCGAACGCAAAGCAGCGCAGCGTGCCAGGCAGGCCGCTGCCGGTGGTAAAAAGCTGGAGCTGGCGCTGGATAGTCAGGAACTGGAGATGCTGGCGCAGAACTGCGCCGCACGCCGCCCCGGTCGCGAACCGTATGAGCTGAACGAGTACATAGCGTTGCTCATTCGCAAAGATGCCGCTGAGCTGGCGAAGCAGATTGAATCGCTGGCACAGCAGCAGTGCGGGAAGTGCAAAGAACAACTGCCGGTGCAGGATTGCCCATGCAGTGGTGAGATGGCATGCTGGGTGACTACGGGTTGGCATAACCTGAAATTGACCAGGCAAACTAATGGCGCGCAATAACAAAACCATCGTCACAATTCTTGAGTACCCTGGCGTCCCACTGGACGCCATTATCACATCAGAGCTGGTGGAGCATAATGGCGCGACGGTGCAGGGAGTAAAGCTTTCCCTGGCGACAGAGGCACATGTAGCCGCATTCTGTTCAATGTTGAGTCGCGGCAATGCTGTGACTTTCGTACAGAAGAAAAAAGGCACAAGATTTGATCTGCATTACGTTGGGTTAGAAGAAGACTACTATCATTTCTTCAGTCATCCAGATAATTGATGTGACATGTCACAGGGCGAAAAAATGCCATCACATAATCTAGCGGCCCTCAGCCGTGAAGAGCGCGACAGGATTAACGTGGATTTAGCCGCGTCAGGAGTTGTATACAAGGAGCGTATGAATATGCCGGTTATCGCCATGCAAGTGGAGATGCAGCAGCCGGAAGCGCTGAAGGAGTACTTCCGCGAGCGGCTGCAGCATTACAGGAGCGTTGCGCAGCAGTACCCGCGCGGCACTGACCCGGTTTATCAGAAGGAGGAAGGAAAGTGAACGAGAATGAGCAAAGGGAGCTTATAGCTTCTCTTTTTGAGGAATTGGTCATTGCTAACGGCCTGATAAAAGAGATTTGCACCGAAAGAGAAATCCCACTGCCATCTGCTTCTCTGGAGCGAATGGAGAAAGCTATATCACACGCACGGCGTGAAATGTCCCGCTAACGTAGATTAACCATCATAAGAACCTCGCCCCGGCGGGGTTTTTTATTGCCTCAACCAAAAATCAGGACTAAATTACTGGTTTTATAAACAGTGTTTCGGGGCTTTTTTATGCGCACTTTCAACTCAGGCGGCACCAGATTTTACTTCATGGAGAAGGGCGAAAAGCTGCCCGACATCCACGCATCGCGGGACTTCACCAGCGGTTACATCATCTGGCCGCGAAGCAATGGCAAATGGGACGTGCGCTGGAAATTCTCCGGCGACTGGGAGGAGATAGCCTGTCACCAGTTCGATACAGAGAACGCTGCATTCCTCTGCGCGCACGCCCATCACGTCAAGCGAAGTTAACCCGCCATTTGGCTGCTGTTATTTGCATGGTACTATTACCAAAACGGTAATAAATTTTGAGGTGTTACCATGCCTAAACCGCAATCGAATAGACCCAAGCCGCAATCGACCAGGCCACTAACCGAGCAGATGGTGCGCTACTGCGAGGAGTACGTGAAAAACCCTGACGACCAGACAGCCTGCGCTATCGCCGCCGGGTACTCACCAGACACAGCCGTTTATCAGGCAAGCCGTCTTATGGCTGACCAGCGAATAAAGGATCGGATTGCACACCTTCGCCAGGCCCGTAGCCGCCGGACAAAGATTGATGCCGATTACGTGCTGAAGCGGCTGGTGGAGATCGACCAGATGGACGTGCTCGACATACTGACCGATGAAGGCGGCCTGAAGCCCGTCAGTCAGTGGCCCAAAGTCTGGCGCACATCGCTCAGCGCCATGGACATCAACCGGATCCGCATGGCCGGTGGTGACGGCGAAGAGGATATCGAATCGACCATGCAGAAAGTGAAGTGGCCAGATAAGGTGAAGAACCTCGAGCTGATCGGTAAGCACGTCGGCGTAAGCGCCTTCAAAGAGGTGCAGGAGCTTAATATCAACGTCAGCCTGGCTGATAAGCTGGCCGCTGCCCGTAAGCGCGCCGCTGCTGGTGGCAAAGATGAGTAGTGCCGCCGATCTCGAGATGCAACTGATTGAGGACATCGGCGCGTTCACGCATGATCCATTTGGCTATGCGCTGTATGCGTTCCCGTGGGGTGAAGAGGGTACTGACCTGGCTTACTCCAAAGGTCCGCGCCAGTGGCAGGAGGACGCCTTTAAGCAGATCGGTGCACACCTGCAGAACCCTGTGACCCGGCACCAGCCACTGATGATTGGCAGGGCTTCCGGACACGGTATCGGCAAATCTGCGTTTATCTCAATGCTGGTGAAGTGGGGCATGGACACCTGCGAGGATTGCAAGGTGGTGGTGACCGCCAACACCGAAAACCAGCTGCGCACGAAGACGTGGCCAGAGATTGCCAAATGGCAGCGCCTGAGCATCACACAGGACTGGTTCACCTGCACCGCTACCGCTATCTACAGCAATGACCCATCTCACGCCAAATCGTGGCGCGCTGACGCAATCCCATGGTCTGAGAACAATACCGAGGCATTCGCGGGCCTGCACAACGAGCGCAAGCGCATCATCCTGGTATTCGATGAAGCGTCGAACATCTCCGATCTGGTGTGGGAAGTGGCAGAGGGTGCGCTGACCGATGAGAACACAGAGATTATCTGGGTGGCGTTCGGTAACCCGACGCGTAACACCGGTCGCTTCCGTGAGTGTTTCCGCAAGTTGCGCCACCGCTGGAAGACGGCACAGATAGACAGCCGCTCGGTTGAGGGCACGAACAAAGAGCAGATTCAGAAATGGGTGGACGACTATGGCGAAGACAGCGACTTTGTGAAGGTCCGTGTGCGCGGCCTGTTCCCGTCAGCGTCAGAGGCGCAGTTCATCCCAACCGGGCTGACAGACGCGGCAGTTGGCAGGGTGATCACACCCGGTCAGGTGGCGCACGCTGCGACAGTCATCGGCGTTGACCCGGCGCACCAGGGCGGTGACCCGGCGGTAATCTACCTGCGGCAGGGGCTGCACACCAAAAAGCTGGGCGAGTACCAGCGCACCACTGATGACGTGCTGTTTGCCAAAACCATCGCGCAGTTTGAGGATGAGTACCGCGCTGATGCCGTGTTCATCGACTATGGCTATGGCACTGGCCTGAAGTCTGTGGGCGACAACTGGGGACGCAACTGGCAGCTGATACAGTTCGGCGGTGGCTCAACCGATCCGCAGATGGCGAACAAACGCGGCGAGATGTACAACGCTGTTAAGACGTGGCTGAAGGATGGCGGGCAACTGGACAGCCAGCAGGTGGCGGAAGAGTTATCAGCGGCGGAGTACAAAGTCAGGCTGAAAGACAGCCGCATTGTGCTGGAAGACAAAGTGAGCATCAAAGAGCGCCTGGGTAAATCACCCAACGATGCTGACGCACTGGCGCTTACTTTCGCCTTCCCGGTAGTCAAGAAGCTGCATTATGTCGGCAGTAATGAGCAGGGTCGCAGCGAAACTGAGTACGATCCCTACGCCTAACCGCTGCAGGGGATGGGAAGGTGCTCATCCCTCGCAGGGGATAAAAAAGCCCGCTCAGTGGCGGGCTGTGTGACATGTCACGATTAAGGGTTGATCTTCTCAAATGCGGCATTAATGATTTCTGCTAAATCTTCAGCGCGCGCCTTTGAAGAGCCATCTGCGGAACGAGCTAACACCTGTGATAAAACATCCAGTTTTGCTCGGAATTTTAGTTGATCAGCTTCACGCTGTTCTGTCGGGCTAACTTGCTTTGCCATTATTCCTCCAGGTAAAAAAATGCCCGCACGGGGCGGGCTAATCAACACAGCATCATGGATAACGGTACTACGGCACATCAGGTGAGAGCACTCAGCGCCTCTGTGGCGCTCCTGAACGCCCGCTAAATGCTCTCGCCTGATATGTGTGGTGCCGGGTGCCTCCCGGTGCTCTGGTCAAACTGACAAACTCCAGAGCGGAAACTCTTAGACTGTGTGCAATCTTTGTCAGTCTTCCGCGTGCGCTGGCCGCATTCACCACATGGAAAGATACTTAGCACCTTAGTGCGCCACACTTTGTCGCGGCTCCATAAGCATCTTTCAATCTGGTGCCGGGATGATGCCCGGCTTATCCACCGCCTTTACTTTTAAGCCCAATAAACTGCTGCGGTACTCCGGGCTGTGAGTCGATGTCAGCTCTCTCCACGGCCTAACTATTACCATTATGGTAACTGATGTCAAATGCTTTTGCTTATTAGTGGTCAAAATAATGCGTATATGGTTTAATTTTGGTAATTATCCAAGGGAGTTACAGCCATGTGCATGGGTTCAAAACCTTCCGTACCGTCAGCCCCAGAAGTTCAGGCCGCGCCACAGGCGCAGGATGATGCCGTTGTCAGCGCCCGAGACGATGAAGAACGCCGCCGCCGTGCTGCTGCCGGACGTGCTTCAACTCTGCTGACTGGTTCACAGGGTGACACTTCAAAGGCCAACACCAGCAATAAAACGCTGCTGGGTCAGTAACAGGAACCGGGGCAATCATGGCCGAAGAAACGCTGAAGCAGCGATTAAACAAACAGCTGGGAATGCTCACCGATGAGCGGACCACTTTTAATTCACACTGGCGCGAGCTGTCTGATTACATCAGCCCGCGTTCCAGTCGCTTTCTCGTTTCTGATGCCAACCGGGATAACCGCCGCAATACCAGCATTGTTGATCCGACCTGCACACTGGCAGAGCGCACGCTTTCCAGCGGCATGATGTCGGGCATCACCAGCCCGGCCCGCCCGTGGTTCACGCTGTCAGTTTCAGATCCGGCGATGAAAGACTATGGCCCGGTGAAAGTCTGGCTGGAGGATGTGCAGCGCCGCATGAATGAGGTGTTCAATAAGTCCAACCTCTATCAATCGCTTCCCATTGTTTATGCACAGCTCGGCACCTACGGCACTGCCGCCATGGCGATACTGGAAGATGACGAAGACATTATCCGCACTTACCCATTCCCGATCGGCAGCTATTACGTGTCGAACAGCGCGCGTCTGAGTGTTGACACGGTTTTCCGTGAATTCCGCATGACCACCCGCCAGCTGGTGGAGCAGTTCGGCCTGGACAACGTGAGCGAAACGGTTAAAGGGCAGTGGGCTACCCAGACCACGGAAGCCTGGCATGACGTTATCCATGCTGTTTACCCGAACGTGAACCGCCAGACCGGCAAGATGGACGCCAAAAATAAGCGCTACAAATCGGTTTATTTTGAGAAAGCGGGTGATGACAAGATCCTGCGTGAATCCGGTTTTGATGAGTTTCCGATCCTGGCGCCACGCTGGGAAGTGAATGGCGAAGACGCCTATGGCAGCAACTGCCCGGGCATGACGGCGCTGGGACAGGTCAAAGCGCTGCAGCTCGAGCAGAAGCGCAAAAGCCAGCTGATCGACAAAGCCACAAACCCGCCTATGGTCGGGCCTTCTTCGCTGAAGAGCCAGCGTGTTTCCCAGTTGCCTGGCGCGGTCACATACGTTGATCAGTTGACCGGTCAGGACGGACTGAAGCCGCTCTACATGGTCAACCCGAACACGGCTGATCTGCTGAACGACATTCAGGACACACGCGACATTATCCGCAGTTCCTACTTCGTTGACCTGTTCCTGATGCTCCAGAACATCAACACCCGCAGCATGCCGGTGGAAGCAGTTAACGAGCTGCGCGAAGAGAAACTGCTGATGCTCGGGCCGGTGCTTGAGCGCCTGAACGATGAGTTCCTTGATCCGCTGATTGACCGCGCGTTCGCCATCATGCAGCGCAAAGGCATGCTGCCGCCAGCGCCAGAGGTTCTGCAGGGTACCGCGTTGCGCATCGAATATATCTCCGTCATGGCTCAGGCGCAGAAGTCGATCGGCGTCAACAGCATGGAGCGCTTCGTGGGCTTCGTGGGCGGCATGGCACAGGCCAAGCCTGAAGCGCTCGACAAACTGGACATCGACAAAATCATTGACAGCTATGGCGACTCTATCGGCGTTTCGCCGTCTGTCATCGTGCCTGATGAGGAAGTTCAGAAAATCCGCCAGGCGCGTGCCGAGCAGATACAGCAGCAGCAACAAATGCAGATGGCACAGGCCGCAGTGGCCGGTGCTAAAGACCTCAGCCAGGCGAATCTGGAAGGTCCAAACGCGCTCAGCGCCATTGCGGGAGGTATGCAGCAATGACCGATCTCGATGATGAACAGCGCCTGAAAGATGCCGAGCAGGATCAGAAGCTGGCTGCAGAACGCCAGCGCGACGACCTAAAGCACGTCATGTCTTCAGTGCAGGGCCGCCGCCTTATCTGGCTGCTTCTCAGTAATGCCGGTGTGTTTGCGCTGTCATTCACCGGCGATAACGCGGCCACAAATTTCAATGAGGGACGCCGCAGTGAAGGACTCCGCCTGTTTAACGAGGTGATGACTCACTGCCCGGATCTCTATCTGACCATGGCGAATGAAGCCAGAGAGGAAAACTGAAATGTCGCAAACGCAGACGCAACGAATTATCAGATTGGACGGCGCTAACCAGGTAGTCGAAGTTCCAGATCCTTCACCAGCAGTTATCGGCGCCCCAACCAGCACTGATTACGGCGGAGTAAAACTAGGCGCAGCAGTTTCGGCACCAGCAGCGGCGACGGCCACTGCAGATACAGCATCATCGGCAACGGATGTGGCTGGTTTACTGGCAGACCACAACGACCTTGTCACCAAATACAACGCTTTGCTGAGTGATACCTCAGCATTAAGAACAACACTGGCATCTGTTTTGACCCAACTGAAAGCCAAAACAATCCCAACCTGATCGCATAAGAGGCTCTATGAACTCCTTATTAAAAATGCTTTTTCAAACGCGCTATCAGTCAGAGGCATCAGCTGCTGAAGCACCAGCCACTGGCGGCGACGCAGGCGCACCAGCTGCTAACACCGGCAATGAGTCAGCGCCAGCGGGTCAGGAAGGCACTCAGGCAGAGCAGCAGGCTGGTGGTGAAAAACCTGAAGGCGAAGGCGCAGCCCAGAAGCCTGATGCAGAAGGTGAAAAGCCGGACGCTGAGAAAACTGGCGACAACAAAGACGGTGAGAAAGATGGCGATAAGAAGCCTGAAGGCGCGCCGGAAACCTATGAGTTCAAAGCGCCAGAGGGTGCGGAACTGGATAAAGACGCCGTTGCCCAGTTTGAGCCAATCGCCCGCGAACTGAATCTGTCTCTGGAGCAGGCGCAAAAGTTGGTTGATCTGTACGGCAGCAAGGTGATGCCGCAGCTGATGAAGCAGCAGGCCGATACCTGGCAGAAACAGGTCGCCGACTGGGGAACCTCCGCGAAAGAAGATGAGGAGATCGGCGGCGACAAATTTGATGGGAACCTGACGCGGGCAAAGCAGGCGATGGATAAATTCGCCACGCCGCAGCTGCGTGAGTTCCTGGAAACAACCGGTATGGGCAACCATCCCGAACTGATTCGAGTGTTTGTAAAAGTGGGCGCGGCCATGTCTGAAGACAGTCTGGTTACGTCAAATGAGAAAGGCCAGCGTTCGGCGGCCGATGTTCTGTATGGCAAAAACTGAGGAAATAAATTATGGCTGTTAAAGGCTTAACTGCGCTGACGCTGGCTGACTGGGGTAAGCGCGTAGATCCAAACGGGAAGATCGACAAAATCATTGAGCTTCTCGGCCAGACCAACCCGATTCTGGAAGACATGCCGTTTGTTGAAGGCAACCTTCCTACCGGGCACCGCACCACAGTGCGCTCAGGTTTGCCTACGGCGACCTGGCGTTTGCTGAACTACGGTGTGCAGCCGAGCAAATCAACCACCGTGCAGATCACCGACTCTGCCGGCATGCTGGAAGCTTATGCAGAGGTGGATAAATCTCTGGCTGACCTGAACGGTAACACCTCTGAATTCCGCCTTTCTGAAGACCGCGCGTTTATTGAAGCGATGAATCAGCAGATGGCGCAGACGCTGTTTTACGGCGACACCAGTGTTAACCCTCAGCAGTTTATGGGCCTGTCTTCTCGCTATTCCAGCAAAGCCGCTGGCAACGGGCAGAACATCATCGATGCTGGCGGTACCGGTACCGACAACACCTCAATCTGGCTGGTGGTCTGGGGTGAAAATACCGTTCACGGCATCTTCCCGAAAGGCCAGAAAGCAGGCCTGCAGCATCAGGATCTGGGCGAGCAAACGCTTCAGGATGCCAACGGCGGCAAATACCAGGGCTACCGTTCTCACTATAAGTGGGATAACGGCCTGACCCTGCGTGACTGGCGCTATGTGGTTCGCATCGCGAATATTGATGTCAGCGATCTGTCGGTGCCTGGTTCTGCCGCCAACATCGTCACCCTGATGATCAAAGCCCTACACCGCGTCCCTAACCGCGGCATGGGTAAGCCGGTGTTCTACATGAATCGGACCCTTGGCCAGGCGCTTGATCTGCAGTCCCTGGATAAGGCATCTCTGGCTCTGACTGTAAAAGAGACTGAAGGCGACTGGTGGACTTCATTCCGCGGCATTCCGATCCGTGAAGTTGATGCGATTCTCGAAACAGAAGCGCGCGTCGTTTAACCCCCTGACCAACTCAGCGGGGCAATGACGCCCCGCTAAATGGAGAGAGAATTATGATCCTCGACAAACTGTTGATGTTCTCCGAAGCGCAGGCGGTTACCGCGTCTGCTGCTTCAACTGATGTGATTGACCTCGGGCCGATCGACGGCACCCGCCGTGATATCGGCGTGGGGTATCCGCTGGAACTGTTCGTGAACGTAAATACCACCGCAGCAGCCGCTGGCGCTGCAACGGTAAACATTCAGTTGCAGACCAGTCCCGATAACAGCGCATGGACCACGCTGGCATCAACCAGCGATCTGGCTCTGAGCGCCCTGACATCTGGCAAGCGCGTCTGGTCACAAAAGGTACCGCAGGGCGTACAGCGCTATCTGCGCGTTAACTACGTTGTCGGCACCGGCCCGCTCACCGCTGGCGCATTCACCGCTGGCATCAATCTGGATGTGGATAACAACTCACCGTATCCGATCCGCTCTCGCATCACTGGTTAAGGGGCAGGTAAATGTCAGAGGAAAAAGCAAAATACCGCGTTCTGCGCCTCTCCCACATCCATAACCAGTTGTGGCCAGAAGGTTCAGAAGTGGAGTATGACGGCAAGCCTGGCAGCGCTCTGGAGCCAATCAATGACGCAGCGAAAGCAGCGAAAGAGAAAGCAGAGCGCAAAGGTGAAGCCGCTAAAACCATCATGCCTAACGGCACCGGTAACCAACCAGTCCTTTGCGGAAACAGTAACCAGCCCGGCCCTGAGGGCGGCAATGGCGGAAACGGTGAAGGTAATGAAAATCTGGCAGAGCTTCAGGAGCAGTACGAACAGCTCTTCCAGGAAAAACCACACCACAACGTGAAGGCCGAAACACTCCGCAAGAAGATTGCAGAGAAGCGCAGCGAACTCGGTCTCTGACCGGCGATGAATAAGGGGCCGGATGGCCCCTTTTTTTCAGGAGCGATAAATGAAAGTCGTCAATATGAAAACCGGTACCGAGTCTGTTGAAGGTGAGAACGGCGCCGTTGAAACCCGCGACGAATACCCGTGGGGGCTGCGTATCTCGCTGAATGGCGATGCGCTCAAAAAGCTGGGTGCCGAACTGCCAAAAGTTGGTGACATGATGGCGATCGGTGGCATGGCAAAAATCGTCGGCGTCAGCACGCGGGAATCAGAAGGCGGGGAATCTCACAGCCATATCGACCTGCAGATCACTGATTTTGGCATGGAGGCATCCGATGTCACTCCACCAAAAACAGCAGCAGCCACCCTTTACGGATCGGAGGATGACTGATGGCTTCCGTTATCGAAATCTGCAATATCGCGCTGAGCCGCCTCGGCAATAGCCGGACGATCAACAGCCTCAGTGAAAAGAGCAAAGAGGCCGGGTTATGTGACCTGCATTATGAGTCTGCCCGCCTTGAGGTGCTTGCAGACTTCGACTGGAACTTTGCTATCAAACGTGTCGCGCTGGCTGATACCGGCAGCGCGCCAAATGACTGGCAGTATGCTTACCGGTATCCGACTGACTGCCAGCGTATCGTTGATATCCTGGTGCCCGGCATGCGTAACCCGCCAGAACGCTGCAGGATTGAGTATCAGGTTGGCTCTGACAATGATGGAACAGGGCGGCTCATCTATAGCGACCAGGAAGATGCCTGGCTACGTTATGTCAGCGACATTACTGATCCCAACATGTTTGACCCTCTGTTCCGCAGCGCGCTGTCATGGAAGCTTGCCAGTGAAATTGGCATGCCTATGGCTTCTGCTCCTAACCTCGTGCAGAACTGCCTGACCATGTACGCACAGATCATCCGCAGTGCTGGCTCTCATTCCATGAATGAAAGTCAGGAACCTGTAGAGCCGCTGAGCGAATTTACCAGCGCGAGGTTGAGCTGATGCCAAATAGTCTGATTCAGCCGTCTTTTGCCGGCGGTGAGATTTCACCAAACGTATATGGCCGGGTTGACCTGGCAAAGTATGCGGTAGCGCTTCGCCGCTGCCGTAATTTCATCGTCCGTCAGTATGGCGGTGTCGAGAACCGACCGGGTACCCGCTTTATCGCTGAAGCCAAATATACAGACCGAAAATGCCGCCTGATCCCGTTCCAGTTTTCTACGGTGCAGACCTATGCGCTGGAGTTTGGCCACCTGTACATGCGCGTTTTCAAAGATGGCGGGCAGGTACTGACCGGAAGCAACACCGTTTATGAGATTGCCACGCCGTATACTGAAGCTGACCTGTTTGAACTGAAGTTCACGCAGTCAGCTGATGTGATGACTATCTGCCACAAAAATTACGCACCGCGCGAACTGCAGCGTTATGCCCACAATAACTGGGCACTGGTGGAAGTAGTCACCAATAACGGGCCATTTGAAGACATCAATATTGACCAATCCAGAACCGTGTATGCCAGTGGAGAAACCGGCACTGTTACGCTGACAGCAAGCGCGCCAATCTTCACCGCAGAGCAGACCGGTAAGCTTTTCTATATTGAGCAACCGTCCACAGATTCTGTCTCTGTATGGGAAACCAGCAAATCAGTAACGGTAGGGCTGATCAGGCGCGCGGACAGCAATTACTACCGGGCGAATACTGCTGGTAAAACCGGCACACTCAGGCCTTCGCATACAGAAGGTATGGCATGGGATGGATGGGGCGGATCCGGTACTGATGATACCGGTGTGCAGTGGGAGTATCTGCATTCAGGAAATGGCCTGTGCCGAATCGTCAGCGTTGCTGCGGACGGCCGGGCTGCGACAGCTTCCGTGATATCGCGCATACCTTCGAACGTTGTTGGTAGCGGCAAGGCTTCCTATAAATGGGCGCGCTATGCCTGGAACAGCGTCAACGGTTATCCGGGTACGGTTGTCTATTATCAGCAACGGCTGTTCTTTGCAGCCTCAATTGCTTACCCGCAAACTATCTGGGCCAGCCGTTCAGGTGACTATAAAGACTTCGGAAAGAGTTCGCCTATCGCTGATGATGACCGGATAACTTACACCTACGCCGGGCGGCAGGTGAATGAGATCCGGCACCTGATAGACGTGGGTTCGCTGGTGGCGCTGACTTCCGGCGGGCAGTTCCAGATTAAGGGTGATCAGAACAACGTCCTTACACCCAGTTCATTCTCTTTCAGCTCACAGGGTTCTGACGGGGCCAGCTCTACGCCTCCGATCACTGTTAGCAACATCGCCCTGTTCATTCAGGAAAAGGGCAGTGTTGTGCGCGATCTGGCGTACTCCTTCGATGTGGATGGGTACCAGGGTAGTGATCTAACTGTTCTGGCAAATCACCTTTTCCAGGGCTATCAGCTGGTGGACTGGTCATTTACCGTTGTGCCTTATTCCGCAGCCTGGGCTATCCGAAATGATGGCACTCTGCTGACACTGACCTATCTCCGTGATCAGCAGGTTTTTGCCTGGTCACCACAGCCTACCGATGGAAAATTCGAGTCTACGTGCAGCATCAGCGAAGGAACCGAGGATGGTGTTTACTTCAGCGTGCAGAGAACCGTCAACGGGCAGGTGAAGCGCTACATCGAACGGCTTTCATCCCGCCAGTTTAATAGTGACATCGACGCGTTTTTCGTTGATAGCGGACTCAGCTATGACGGCCGCAATGGTGATCCGGCGCGTCAGATGACGATCTCCAGCCCCGGCGGGTCATGGGGCTGGGCTGGTCCGTTCACTGTATCTGTGTCTGGCGCCGCTTACTTTTCCGCAACGAACGTTGGAGATGAAATTCATTTCCCGTACACGGAGACAGAAGGGGATGATGTCATCGATAAATCTATCCGCATGACCATTCTCGAAGTCAGCAGCGGTAATCAGATTGTTGCTCAGGCCAGCCGGGACATCCCATCTGTTCTTCAGTCGGCAACAACTGCTAACTGGCGTTTTGCGCGCAAAGCCTTTGCCGGATTAGGCCACCTTGAAGGTAAAACAGTGAGCATCCTGGCAGATGCGAACGTTGAAACTCAGAAGGTGGTAAGCGGCGGTTCAATCACGCTGGACTCACCAGGCGCAGTTGTCCATGTCGGACTGCCAATCACTGCGGAATTTGAAACACTGGACATCAATATTGCCAATCAGGAAACGCTGCTCGATAAGAAAATCATCATCCCGCAGGTCAGCCTGCTGGTTAATTCCAGCCGCGGCGTTCTGGCCGGTACTGATGGTAAAAATATGTTTGAGTATGCCCAGCGTGAATATGAGTTTTACGATCGCCCGGTTGAAGATGCTACCGGCACCATTGATATCAACATTGATGCAAACTGGAGTAAGGGCGGCCGCATCTACGTCAGGCAGAGCGATCCTCTTCCTTTGTCCATTCTTGCAGTTATCCCATCCATTTCTGTAGGGGGCCGCTGATGCCAATCGTTCAGGTTATCCCGGCCACACTTGAGCATGCGCAGGAGTTGCTACCACATGTCCGCCAGGCAGATATTGATGAGTTCGAATCCGGATGGGGCATGACTCCTGATCAGGTTCTGAATTACGGGCTGGAACACTCCGCGTTTTGCTGGGCCGGGCTGGCAGATGGTGAGGTGGTGACGATTTTTGGTGTTACGCCTGCCAGCATTCTGACCGGTTCAGGAACGCCATGGCTCATAGCATCAGACCGACTCGATAAATATTCGCGTGCTTTTATCCGGCACAGCAGGCCATTACTCGCTGGAATCCTTGAGACCTTCCCGCGTCTCGAGAATTATGTAGATGCCAGAAACATTGCCGCGAAGCAGTGGCTGCACTGGATGGGTTTCAGGCTTTACGACCCCGTTCCGGCCGGGCCAAACGGCATGCTGTTTCATCGCTTCACTATGGAGAAAAAATCATGTGCGGACCAGTAGCGGTAGGGGTAGCGATGGTGGCAGCAGCAGCTGCCTCAGCTTACAGCCAGCGCCAGAACTCAAAGTATCAGTCGAAGTTAGCCAACTACAACGCCGACGTTCAGGAAAAGTCAGCTGATGCAGCTGTTAACGCTGGTAATGCGCAGGCTGCACAGCAACGTCAGCGAGCCAAACAAATGGCCGGAACGCAGGCGGCGACACTGGCTGCCAGTGGCGTAGACCTTGGCGGCGGCACGGCGGTTGATATCTTCGGCGACACAGCGCAGATGGGTGAACTGGATGCGCTGACTACAGTGAACAATGCGCAGCGCCAGGCTTATGGGCTTCAGGCGCAGGCGTCGGGTAATCGTTCTCAGGCGCAGGCAACAACTGCATTCGGCAACCAGCAGGCTGGGCTGACCCTGCTTAATGGCGCGCTGGGTGCCTATGGCTCTTACAGTTCTCTGGCCGGTTCTTCGTTGACCGCATCCAGCGCCAGCAGCGCGGGCGGAGCCGGTAATTCAGGCAGCATGTTTGGCTCCCTGAAAAATTCGTCATACGGCAGCAACAGCTTCACATTTTAAGGACTGATCACCATGCCAACGGTACCAACGTACAATTCCCGCCAGACAGTTGACCAGGGGCTGCCAGCGCCGCAGGTCAGCGTTCAGACCAATCCCGATACGTTCGGTGCCGGGCTGGGTGAAGTAGGCACGCGCATTGCTGGCATCTTCGCTCAGGAGCAGCATAAAGCCAACGTTGCGCAGACGCAGGACGCAGTACTTCAGTTCCAGTCATTTGCCGATGATCAGTTCAACAATACTGACTCTGGCCTGTATACGAAGCAGGGTAAAAACGCTGTCGGGCAGTCAGAGGCAGTACTGAATAATATTCGCGGTAAGGCTGATGAGCTGGCGCAGCAAGTGCCTGAGAGTATGCGCCGTGATTTCATGCAGCAGATCAACCAGGCCGGGCAGCAGTACAAGCGGCAGGCCAGCACCTATGAAATCGGCCAGGTCCGCCAGTATGAGGAAGGACAGTTTAAAGCGTTGCAGGAATCGACTGTTACAGCCGCACAGGGGCAGTACAACGATCCGCAGGCGTTTACCTCAACCGTTAAGCAGGGTTTCACCGCGATTGACCAGTTTGCTGAGGCACATGGCTGGAGCGATGAGGAGCGGGCAAACGCCAAAAACCAGCTGAAAGAACGTTCTGCTGATGGTGCCCTGTCGGCGGCAGCTAATCAGAACTATATGGACTTCATCGCCGCAAATGGCGAGCCGGGCGACTATGACGGAGCTGTGCGGGTGAGCGGCATCACTGGTGACGCACGCGGGCTGCGCAATAACAACCCGGGCAACATTGAAGCGGGACAGAATAACTGGGAAGGGCAGGCAGGCAGTGATGGCCGGTTTGCCAAATTCGTCACGCCTGAACACGGGATACGCGCGCTGGGTAAAAACCTGCTGGCATATGGTGATAAGGGCTTCGATACGGTCAATGAGATCGTCAACCGCTGGGCACCGGCCTCTGATGGCAATAACACCACGGCCTATGTGAAGGCGCTGTGTGAACAGCTCAGCGTTAAGCCTGATGATCAGCTCAACCTCAGTGATCTGAATGTACTGAAAAAGCTCAGCGCCGGGATTGTGAAGCATGAAAACGGCAGCATTCCCTACAGCGATGGTCAGCTGGATACCGGACTTCGCGCTGCGCTGGGCCTGACTTCGCTGGATAGCCCTAAACGCTATACCGGTAACGTGGCTTTCGATGCGGCCAGCACGCAGGCTCAGGCGTCATATCTTCGCCAGGCTAAATCTCTCCAGGGTGAGGCGCGCACTCAGCTTAAAGCGCAGCTGACAGATGTGATCAGTGATGCAAAAGCCTCATACATGAAGGGCGTCGAGTATCCGAACCCGCCGAGCCAGGCGCAACTGATCTCAGCTTATGGCTACCGTGAGGGCAATCAGCGCTTTGCCGATCTGGAAAACCAGCGTGTCGCCGGACAGTACATTGGTTCATTCCGGAACATGCCCAGCAGCAGCATCACCACCTACGTTGCCGATCTGAAAACGCAACTGGGTACCGGTGAGGGGTTTGCCGGTCGTGCCGACGCCTTTGACCATGTTGAGGCAGCAGCGAAACAGGTGATCAATCTCAGGGAGTCGAACCCCTACCAGGCGGCGATGGACATGGGCGTATACAAGCCGATTGCCAGCACCAACCCGTCTGATATAACCAGTGAGATCAAGAACCGCACCGCGGCTACAGATCAGCTTAAATCGCTGGGCATCAATGCGCCAATCCTGTCTAAGGAGGAAGCAGCCACAATCAGCGAGCGCGTGCGCGGTACGACAGACGTTAACCAGTCTATCAGCCTGCTGCAGTCATTTGGTCGCGGCCTTCAGCCGCAGGCATTGCGCAGCGTGGCAGCTTCAATAGCTCCTGACAGCGCCGCTACTGCTTATTCTGCGCTTATCCTTGGCACGGATGACAATCAGTACAACAATCGCTCTCCGTCGATTCCGTATAGCCAGTTCGTGGCTTACAAGCCGACCATGAACAAATACGAAGTCGCCAAAACTATCCTGCAGGGTGATCAGCTGATTAATCCCACTAAAGCACAAAAGGATGCGGGTATCAGCGCGGTTAAACTGCCTGCCGATGACAAGCTGAAACAGACCTTTGATGATGAAATCGGCAATGCGTTTTCCCACAACCCCCAGGCTCGCCAGATGGCATGGTCAATTTATAAATCTGCCTATGCCGGGCTGGCGTACACCAGCGGTGATAGCGATAGCGTAAACACCAAATCCGTTGACAGCGATATCGCAGAGAAAGCGATCCAGATGGCAACAGGTGGTGTGATTAAAGGGTTCAACGGTGGTGACGTTGTGATGCCATTTGGCATGGACAAAAGCACGTTCAAAGATCGCTACACCGCCGCCGCCGGTGATGCGCTTAAATCCGCCGGGCTTAATCCGGCCAGCCAGTCTAACTTTGTGCCGGTCAACGTGGGTGACAGCCAGTACCGGCTTGTGACCGGCAGTGGCCGCTGGGCTACGGATCCTAAAACTGGCGCGCCAATCACAGTGAGGGTTCAGTAATGTCAGACTTATTTTCACTGGCCCCTGAAGGGCAGGCGTGGGCTGACGATCAGGCCGCAAACAAGCAGGCACAGCCTGATGATTATGATCCTCGCTGGTACGCTGGCAGCGGGTCGGCACTGTTTCGTGGTGCTGCTGAAGGTAGTATCGGTCTGGGTCAGACGCTGGTAGAGACAGCAAAGCTGTCGCCGACATACAGCGCATTGCGCGGTGATTTGCCAGAGCTGGATGAGATTGTTGATCAGAACTTTTCGACGGTTCAGAAATCCCTGAACGATGCACGCAACGCCGTAAAACCTGCACCAAACAGCCAGGGTATGGCGGCTGAAATCCTTGAAGGTCTGGGGACTTTCGCCCCGGCTATTGCCGCCTCAGCATTAGCAGGCCCGGTGGCAGGTGGTGCCGTAGCATTTGGCAGCAGTTACGAGTCAACACGCCAGGACTTTCTGGGGAAAGGCGTCAACGAAGATACTGCCGGTACCCTGGCGCTGGAGCAGGCCGGTGCGAATGCTCTGGGTATGGCATTGCCTGCAGGCGTCGGCGGTAGACTGGCAACACGGCTGCTTTCCGGTATCGGGATTAATACGGGATTTGGTGCGGCTAACCGCTTTGCCCTGGGTGAGACCCTGGAAGAAAACGGCTATGACGAACTGGCGAAGCAGTATCGCGTCTGGGATAAGCAGGCGCTGCTGGTGGATGGCGTGCTCGGTGCCGCGTTCGGCGGCGTGCATCATCTGACGGCGCAGCGTGCTGATACCCCGCTGGCAGACCCTGCACCCGCTGCGACAGATCCAGTTGCCAGCCCGACGGCTGAAGTTGAATCGCCGATCAGTGCGGAACCATCCGTAACCGCAGATGCGCCGGCGCAGACCGATGCGATGGCACCGGGTGAACCGGCGGCGGCCACCTATGAGTCCCGCGTTGCGGATCTGCAGGATTTAGCCGGACAGGTTGTCAGTCGGGGTGACCGAAAAGCGATCGCTCAGGAGGTCCATGACCTGCAATTCAAATATGACCAGGCCACAACGCAGCTTCAGGAATTAAAGAACACTCCATTAAGCGGCAGCGGTAAAGCGCTTTCACAGGCGCGGGCGCAACGCACCGCCCAGGTGAACGAGTTGGATTTACGCATGGGTCTGCTGAGAGAGCAGATTGATCAGCGTAGCGCCACGCTGGCGGACAGCAGTCCCGGCGGCCGATTCTATGAAGCACGGTCTGACCTTTCCCGTATTGAGCAGGGGTTGATCCCAGATAGCATGCGCGGCCTGGTACCAGAAGCACAGATTAAGCCGAGTGATGTGGATGCGGCACATGTCATGAACGAGGGGCTTTATTACGATCTTGAGTCGTCTCCTGTCGTTCACTCCGGCAATGAAAGCCTCAACAGCCATGTTGCTGCGATGGACCAGGCATCACGCCAGTTGATGTCAGGCGAGCCAGTGAACGTATCTACTCAGATCCGGGGTCTGGACGGGATTGCGCGGCCCGATGCAATAGCTACCGGCGAGGCTCAGCGTGCGACCATCAGTGAGGCATACCGGGAAAACGGAATAGCGGAAACCGTGCCACAGGCCGCTGAACCAGCTATTCCACCGGTCCGGGAGGGCAGTGCCTTTGCTGGCGGGCGCACTGCGGAAACGTCAGCACCTGAACAAATCAGCACCGACCCGGTCACTGGTGAGTCAATATCCTCAAACAGCTATGACCTGACGGCGGCGCGTGACATGTCACAGGCCAATGCAGATATCATGATTGCACACCCTGATACAGGCGAGACTGTAAGCCTGGCGCAGGCGCTGGCAGATCTCGATAATCAAATTGCCACCGTGCAGAAAGAATCGAAAGTTTATAGCGTGGCCGCAACCTGCTTCCTGAGGAATCCATAATGAAACAAGCCTGTGTCGATGCCATTACCCAGACTCTGGGCCGACAGCCGCTGGCGTCTGAACTGAAAAATATTGAAGACCTGATTAGCGATTCAGTCCGTCAGGTCTCAAGAATGAACGCCCGGGCGGGCAAAAGCGGCTTCCCGGACGCGGATACCTATAAACAGGCTGCCGATCTGGCTGCCCGCAAGGTTGTGCATGACGTGTTTAAAAAGCGTCAGCGGCTGGCCCAGAATGCGATCGCCATTAACAACGTCACAGAAACGCTGAACCGCAACGTTCCGGCGGCTGAGCAGACCCCTAAAAATCTGACTCAGTTTATTTTCTCCGGGCGCCGCGTTGCCGATGGCAAAGAGATCGATGTTGTCTCAGCGGAAGAACTTGCTACGGGAGCTTTTCAGGACTGGTCACGCCAGCTCAGTGCCGAAATGACGGCGGCGGGCGGGGATGTTCAGAAGTTTTTCGAGCAGGCTCAGGCGCTGGGCGAACAGTGCTTTCGGAACATGTTTGATCAGCGGGTGGGCAAATCATCGCAACTGCAACTGCTGAAGGAAATCTACGGTGAAGACACCGGTAACCCGGCAGCGAAGAAGATCGCCAGCATCTGGTCAGACGTAACATCGCGTGCGCGCCAGGAGATGAACGATAGCGGCTTTGATATCGGCCTACGCGATGACTGGCATCTTCCCTATGTTGATGACGCTGATCTGGTACGCGCTGCAGGCCGCGAGGAGTGGCTGGCCACACTGCCGCTGGCGGAACGCACACAGGCACGGCTGGCTGGGCGCATGCCACCGGGCGACTGGGCGCGGCGCGCCTGGGTGGATGATATCTACAATACACAGGATCGGTCGCAGTTCGTTAATCCGGACGGCACACCCATGAATGATGTGCAGTACCGGGAGGCACTCGAGTACATTTTTGAAACCAAGGCGACGGACGGCGCTCAGAAACTCGATCCCGGTGCTTTCGCTGGTAGCGGTGGCCTGAAAAATCGTGGCTCGCAGAGCAGGGTGCTGGCGTTTAAGGATGCAGAAAGCCACTTCGGCTATATGGAAAAATATACCCAGCAGCCAGTGGTCGGCGTGATGATGGGGCACCTGCAGTCTGCATCGCGTGATCTGGGCGTCGTCAAAGCATTTGGCCCGGACGCTGCCACCAACTTCAAACTAATCGCCGATCGCATCTATCAGAACGCGGTTAAAGTTGATGGTGCCGGCCACCCCATCGCAGAGATGAATAAAGAGCGTGAGCTGGTGCAGCGCATGTTTGATTCTATGGCCGGGCTGAACGGTGTGAACAGCACCAGCGTATTCTCATCGGCAGTCGGCGGCCTGCGTAACCTGATGACATCCGCAATGCTTGGGTCCAGCGTCATCACCGCTACATCAGATCAGGCAGTCATGCGCGCAGCGGCGCAGGCGCTCGGCTTTGACCGCAACGGAATGCGCCTATCTGCCACCACAATCCGCAACCTGTTCAGCGGCGATGCCAAGCGTGCAAATGCTGAGCTGGGTTTACTGGTGGATGCACACTCAGCAGTGATCGCCAAGATGGGCGGCTTTGATCTTACCCGCGGCGTCACCGGTTGGTTTGCTGAGAAAACGCTGAAGTGGTCCGGGCTGATTGCGATGGACCGCGCCAATAAAGCGGCATTCGGTCTGCTGATGTATAAAAATATCGGTGAGCTGACACGCCGCTATTCCACCCTGGACGCCCTAAAAGGTTCTGATAAAGCGCTGCTTTCATCCAAGGGCTGGAGAGCTGAAGACTGGGCAATCATGAACGCAGCAGAACTGAAGCCGCTCACCTCCGGCGGCCACATGGGAATGACTCCGGACGCTATCTACGCGGTACCCGATGAGAAAGTCAGGGAGATCCTGGCAGGGCAGATTGAGCGAGTGCGAGCCGGTGCTGACGAGGCGCTGGCTAATCTGGGTACCATGACTGACAGCCGCGCTACCAATCTCCGCCAGGCCTATGATGCAGAGGTTGAGCAGACAGTTAGCCGCATGGTGCGTAACGCGCGTGCCGAGGCAGCCCAGAAGCTGCTGGGAGTGACGCATGGTGAGATGACCCAGGCGATCACCACCGCAACCGGCATCGACACCTACGCACGTGATCAGGGTGGCGAGTTGTATAAGTCATTCATGCTCTTCAAAACGACGCCGTTTGCCGGGTTCCGACAGATGGTGACCCGGGCGCAAAACCTCGATCGCGTTCCGGCGCTGAAATTCCTCGCGGCGTATATCGGCGGCACCACACTGACCGGCATGTTTGCCAATCAGTTGAATGCTCTCCTGTCAGGTAATGACCCTATCGATATGACTAAGCCCGGCGCATGGGTTGGCGCGACTCTGAAGGGAGGCGGGTTCGGCATCTACGGTGATTTCCTGTTTCAGGATCACACCCAGTACGGTTCGAGTATTGCGGCCACGCTGGGCGGACCAAGCTTAGGCCTGGCTGAATCCCTGATGAAGTTGCTGATCACCAACCCTCAGAAAGCGATGCAGGGCGAAGAAACGTCCTTCGGTGCTGATGCTATCAAAACCGCCAGGATGATTACCCCGTTTGCTAACCTGTGGTATACAAAGGCCGTGACAAACCACCTCATCCTGCAGCAACTGCAGGAGATGGCGAATCCCGGCTATAACGACCGGGTTAGAGACAGGGCACAAAATCAGTTTGATGTTACGAGCTGGTGGAACCCTGGCGATACTGAGCCGCGCCGCGCTCCAGATTTAGGAAAGGCCGTAGGTGATTAGTGGAAATCTTAATTAAGCTGGCGGTGATTTTCGGCTGGTTTGTGGCTGTTGTCGTGGGCAGCATAGCCTGCTGGTCATTAATAATATGGCTGCTCAACAGGAAGATCATTAACGATAAGGGAGCAGCCGCGATTTGCTTTGTCGTGGTTTTCATCGCCATCCTGCTGTGTTCCAGATATAGCTAAGCCCGCAATGCGGGCTTTTTATTACCTTTTGAGTAATTATTTAGGTCATAAATCAAATAAGGTAATAACCGTCAGGCCTTTTCGATGCAGGCTTTCATATATTCAAGGTGCGTAATCATATCTGCTTTGACCTTCTTTGTGGCAGACACATAATTAAACAGTGCGTTTACCTCATCCCGCGCGCCGCCTACGTTGTTCCCGTGGCGTTCAAGTTCTTCAAGCAATCTGATGATTTTTGAATCCTGCGCTAAGCGTCTAATTCCTTCATCGCTGTACAATTTTTCCGTGTAATTATCATTTCCGGGATAGTGGTACACACTGTCATTTTTCATAATGATCGCCCTCCTGAATAAACTGTATATTCATACAGTATAAAGCACAAGCTTTTGGCCGCAAACGTAACAAAAAAGATTAGCTTATAAACTGGAAACCATCATTACCAAATATTCTTTTATGCATTGAATGCTGTAAACTTGATGTGATATTAAACATTCGGAGCCAGCAAAATGACCGTATCAACTGTCGTAAACCATGAGCAATATGTGGGTAATGGTACTACAACCGTTTTTCCTTATCGTTTTCGAATACTTAGCAGTAGCCATATGGTCGTGACGGTATCCGATACATACGGAGCTATCAGAACCCTTTCTCTCGATACGGATTATAAAATTACTGGCGTAGGGCTGGTATCAGGCGGCACAGTAGTGCTAGTGAATGCTCTGCCTGAAAACTGGCAAATCTCTCTGGAACGTGACCTCCCTGCAGTGCAAGAGACAGATCTCAGAAATCAGGGGCGCTTCTTTGCAGAAACGCATGAAGATGCATTTGATTACCTGACAATGCTGGTGCAGAAATCCCTTTCATTCTTCTCGCTTGCGCTGAGAAAACCATCCTTCATATCACGCTACTACGATGCTCAGGGTAATCGGATCGCCAATCTTGCCGACCCAGCCGATGCGCAGGATGCAGTCAATAATCGATCAATGCGCGCCTATGTTGACGCTGCAATAGCTGGGGTTGTGGGCGGATTTGGATGGTTTCTCCAGTTTGGGTCAGGGGCTGTTTATCGGACCTTCCAGGATAAGATGCGGGACACAGTCAGCGTAAAAGATTTTGGTGCTATTGGGGATGGTGTAAAGGACGACACAGCAGCTTTAAAAGCAGCTATAAATGCCTTAAATCCCGGAGGACGCCTTCTCATACCTGCAGGAAAATATCTGCATAATGCTGAGCTAAGGATTACAGGAAAGATCGTGTATTTGGTAGGTGATGGAAAGGGCGTCACAACACTTATCAACGTTAATGAGAATGCAAACGGTATAGTATATGACCTGAACTACTCGCAGGGCGGAGGAGTGAGAGGCATTTCAATTACTGCACGCAGCACGCAATCTGACGATCAGAGCCACGGGTCTTACGGCACTGGGTTAACAGTAATCAATTCTAACGACAACTTCCTTTGTGATGATTTTGAAGTTCTTCGATACGACAACGGTATTGACGTAAGAAACTGCTATCAACCTTATTTCACAAATTTTCGCATAATGTGGTTTGCTGGGTGGGGCATTCGTCTGGCTCCCTATACGGGCAGCCCCGGAGAAGCTGCTGGTAATGGCGCTCAATTTCATGTCGGTAAAATCGGAAATACGGGATACACCGGCCCTGTCGGAGACAGTGTAGGAATTCTTGTGCAATATGGTTCGGGTGAATTCTTCTCTGATATTGATGTTCAGAGAACGGGATACGCTGTTATTTTCAAACCAACAGCAACCAGCTGGGTGCGTCATATCTGGATGGACAATGTTCTGGGTGATACTTCAGTTGCTGATGGCTGGATGATAGATCAAACCCTGGGGGGTGATCTGCGTGATTTACTCCTGCAGAATTGTTGGTCTTCTTACTCGGGTAATGCTGGGCTGGTTATAAAAGGAAATCCGTCAGACATCAACTGGAAGAACGGAACAATTCGTGACAACGGAACTTTCGGGGTTCAGATATCAGGAGGCTCTTTTATCCAGTTTCAGGGAGCGACTATCAATAACAATAGTATGAATAACTCACTTAACTATTCAGGCGTGGTTATTGACGGATCAAGCAATAATATGTCATTTGACAGCTGTGTGATTGGTAATCTGCCGGGGTCAACCAGCCACTACCAAGCTTATGGTTTTGATTTCCTGGCATCTACAGCATCCACGAATTTTCGTTTATTAAATTGCGATCTTAGCTCATATGGGACGGGGTTCGCTCCAGTTAATATTCGTTCTGGCGCAGCCATAGCGGGGTTGTTCACATCTAATCTCCCTTTGCGTTCTGCAATCATCAACAGCACACAGAAACGGGAAATATCTTTAAATTCAGGTACAACTATCCCCGCAGGCACAACCCGCTACATTGCAGCTTTTGGTTCATCAACGGATGTAAATCCTGCCGCAACTGTTGTTTCATCGGGGGTTATCACCGGAGTCAGGGTAGCAGTATCAAGTAACCCAGGTGGTACTTTTGCTTATAATATTATTGTCAACAGTACTTCTTATTCTTTAGGGAGTATCACTGGAGGTTCATATTCACTGGTTGCTAGTCCAACAATAACAGTCAGTGATGGTGATAATGTAATTTTACAGGTAATTACCGACGCTGGCTCATCCGTTTCTTATCACAGGGCCACAATAACAATGACTCCATGAAGGATGGCCCTTTCGGGCCATGCTTTTACTTATGAATAGTGTAACCGTATAACTTTACTTCTTCATTGCTTTGAATGTTCAATCTTAATTCCAAATCATCAACATCATTATCAATGTACGTTTGAGTATCTAAAATATTACCATTACCCAGGTTACTTAATGGAAGCTTTATTGAAACAGATTTTTTGGCAGAGAAAATTTCCGCATAGGGATTTCCAGAATACACTATGCCGCTCATAATAATTCTGTAATGTCCCTTATTAAGTTTCACATAAGGCCCGGATAAGAAAAAGCCATGTTGCCCATTGCTTCTTACTCCCCCATCAGGATCGATGTTATAGTTCCGCAATGGCAAACTATTTTCATTTATCCTCTTAAAAGATACGCCATGTGGAGGCATGGGCATTTCATTCCAAACAAGTATGCTCATTGATTGATACTTAAGATGTTTTGATGGGGGGCCGAACTGATCTATGGCAGTTTTAATTTCACCGCTGTCTCTTGAGATGAAGAAATTTCCATTCCCTGAATACCAGTCTTCTCTTGAAAGCCAGTTACGAGGTCTTATGCTGCCATCTGTATCTACTGGGTAGATGTTAACCTTACTAACTGCTGTAACTATAGATGCTTTCCAGAACTCACCATAGCCATTTAAAAGGTTTTGAGATTGCAAGTAGTCTCCAAGTCTGGAGTAATATACTTCTTCGGTTTCAGGCTTGTTATAGAACCAGGCAAGATTACAAATAGATAATATAATCAATGATACTTTGTATGCCTTAAATTTAACCTCTATGTTTCTGGCAATGAGCAAAGTAGCACTTACTACAGAGAAAAAAAGGAATCTGGTGGAAGTAATATCTATAGCGACTTTGCTAAAAATAAATGCACCGAATGGTACTGCTGTAGTAAATATCAGAAGTGTATCAATGGCGTTTTTACCAAACCCTCTAACCATTGCAACTACAAAAAGGACAACGTAAACAATCAAAAGCATAGCTTTTGCAATAGAAATAATTATTCCTATTGAGTCGCTATCGAAATTTATTGAAAAATATAATAGCAACCCTTGAATGGCAAGCATTGCGTTACCAGCGATCTCATGAATAGATGCTATCGACTGAGAGCCTATGCCTGGAACGTTATAATCGAAAAATGAAGGAAGGGCTAACGATAATATCAAATAAACCATTATTGACAGGCAGCAAGCCAGGGCAATAATAAAATCCTTGTTTTGTCTTTTAACAGCAAATTGTATGGAGGATGAAATGAAGCAGGGTATTATAAAAATGAATATAATTAACTTATCAGACTCTGCAAAAATACCACATAGTAATGATGCTATTAGCAATTTTATTAATGGTGACCTTAATGATTCTTTAGATATGCAATATAGGCATATCATTGATAATAGATATATGCCACCATGTATATTAAGCTCTATTGCATTCGCAATGATAAAAAAACTAGGTATCAATACTACAGGTGCTATTAATAATATCCCGCTCTTGTTTTTTTCATAAACAATTCTGAAGGAAAGGTATGAGAAGAATGAATAAAATATCGCAGGCATTACATGAGATAAAATCTGGCTAAAACCGAAAACCTTTATAACCAAAGCAGTCCAGATAATATCCGAAAACAAATATGATTGAGTTGAAAGGTGCCAGCCTGATAAAGAGATATTACCGTCTGCTAAATCCTTTGCTATGAGAAGCGACGACATGTTGTCGCTGTTTGCGCCAACCATGTACGATAGTACAGCATAAAAAATAGAGCCAATTACTATAAAAAGTATCGATAAAGTTCTATTCCGCCTAAGCATTAAAATATCCTTTTATTTCAATCATATATATCCAGCCATTAAGATATGGCCTTACAATTTGCAATAGTGTAACAAATTTAAGATAAACCTTAAAATTACCAATAACCCGTATATGCATATTTGTGTATAGTACCGACATTAACTACGATGGAGGTGTGCTATGCGCTATGCAGGTGGTTTCCATGACTGATCCACTATCCGTAACAGGGACATCCGCTGTAATCAGCGGGCTGAGTGGGTCGGCCTGGTTGGCTTTTTTTTATGGTGTCCCGCCTGAAGTGGTGCTTGGCGCGTTCTCGGGTTCAGTGATTTTCGTAACCGCTGCTCAGGAATACCCGATCAAGAAGCGCCTCATACTGGCTTTGATCAGTTTTATTGCGGGAGTGATTGTTTCCCGTCCTGCTGCGGCTTTGATTATTGCCATCATTTCTAAATGGGCAGACGTGGCACCCGGTTCAGTAGAGGTTCAGTCTGCCTATGCTGCTTCGGCCCTGATTATGTCAGTTGTGGCTGTAAAGCTCTTGATGCGTCTGTATAAGCGATCGGGTGATCCTCAGGCAGCTCTCAAGAGAGGCTCCGATGATGACAAGTTATGACCTGCTTCAAGCGATAAACGCCCTGCTGTGCGGGGTTATCGTTATCCGCCTGGTGACGTTCCGCCGCGAGACGGCAACGCACAAACCGGCTGGGGGCTGGCTGGCCTACGCCATTATCGTAATCTGCGCTTCCGTACCTATCCGAATCGCCTACGGCTACCACGTCAGCACTGACTACGCCGATCTCCTCATCAAAATTCTGCTGTGTGGTGCCGTGCTGAAAACGCGCGGCAACGTCATGCAACTCTTCACTATCGCTCACCGGGGGAAACATGGGAAAGGTGTCAGTCGCTGATTATCAGCGCGCAGCCGATATCATTGGTTGTTCAGTGTATGCAGTTCAGGCCGTAGCGACAGTAGAAAGCAATGGTGATGGCATGCTTCCTGATGGGCGGCCAAAGATTCTTTTTGAACGTCATGTGATGTACCAGCGTTATAAAGCTGCTGCCGGTCAGGCGCAGGCAGATATTGCCGTTCTGAAGTGGCCGGGTGTAGTCAGCTCGAAGCCCGGTGGATATAGCACAGGACCAGGCGAGCATGATCGACTTGCTCTTGCTGTGGCGATAAACCGTAACTGTGCTCTGGAGTCATGCAGCTGGGGAGCATTTCAGATCATGGGCTATCACTGGAAAGCCCTGGGATATCCATCGCTGCAAGATTTCGTGAATGCCATGTACAAGGGAGAGTCTGCACAACTGGATGCGTTTATTCGGTTCATCATGGCAGATCAAGTCCTGGTAGCGGCGCTTCGTGATAAGAACTGGGCGAAATTCGCCAGGCGCTACAATGGCCCGGCTTATGCCACAAATCGATACGACGTAAAAATGGCAGCAGCATACGACCGGCTGGCTGCAGCATGATAGGCGCTGCTGCTTTTCTGAAGGCTTACTGGCGGCCGCTTGTTGCGCTGCTGCTGGCAGCCGTTGGGTCGCTGATGCTTCTGCGGGTGGGTTACGGGATAGCGGATCGGTCATGGCAGGAGAAGTGGGATCTGCGAGATAAAGCTGATGCCGTTGCGAAGCTGGAGTTTACCCAGGAGCAGCGCCGTATTGAGCTAAGCCGACAGGCGGAAATTAACAATATTCAGAGAGAAGCAGATGAAGAGAATCGTAAGGCTGATGCTCAGCGCGCTGTTGCTGAGCGTGCTGCTGACCGGCTGCAGTCAGGAATACAGAACGCCATCGCCAAACTACAGCAGCGACGTGGCAGCGATACCGGAACTACCAGCAACGGCAAGGCTGGGAGAAACCCAGGCGATCTGCTCGCCCAGTTGTACCGAGAAATTGACTCAACAGCGGGAGAGCTGGCGGCAGAGGCTGACCGGCGCGGACGTGTTGCCTTAACCTGCGAAAGGTCATACGATGCGATCCGCAATTCATCTCTTAAACCTTCCCGTAAATAGCCTGAAAAATAGTCACCTTTATCTGGTGACGGTATGGCAGACGGTATGGTGCATTCAGTCCATTTAAATAGCCTTTAAATTCAAAGGCTATACACAGCAAAACACAATTGAGTGGGAATAGCCGGGCCTCAGCCAGTTAATCCCTGATAATTCTGAAGCCCGCTCCCCAGCGGGCTTTTTTATTGCTCTGACCGTACGCAGACTTGCTGTTTTAACCTTTCACCACATCCACGCCTGCCTATGGCGGTTTTCTGTTCACTTTGCCAGGAATTACGCTATCCTCCATGCAGTAAAAGCTGGCACTTACCATACGTTGTGTTCCGCTTTTACCCGCCGCTTTCACCGATCGTCCGTATCCCAAAGCCGCCGCTTACTGAAACCGCCTGCTGATCAGGCGTTTCGTGATTCTTACGTCATCAGGAATGTTGCTATGCTCTCACTCAAAGTGTTCAGCCTGTTTTTTATTGGCGTGCTGCTGCTATCGCTGGGAGCCAGCATCGCGCAGGCAACGCGTCATAGCGAAACCGCAGAGCGGGGCGGCTGGGCGACCGCCCGGCGCGATTCGGCCGGGATAGCACCTGATCCACGCGCGTTATCTAACCTGGCTATCGTGCAGGTTTATGCCGCGCCGACCTATGGCTGGAAAGGGGCGGTAGCGGTGCATCCGTGGATCATCTTCAAACGCGCCGGTGAAACGCGATTCACCCGCTATGAAGTGATTAGCTGGGGCAGTGGCGACAAGGTCCGGCGCAACACCAACCTGCCTGATGGTTACTGGTATGGCGCCAGACCGCGACTGCTGGTGGAACATCGCGGACCGGAAGCCGAAGCGATGATCCCGCAGATTGAAGCCGCCATTAAATCCTATCCCTGGCCGACAACCTATCGCGCCTGGCCCGGACCGAACAGCAATACCTTCCTGGCGCACATTGGCCGCGAAGTTCCGGCTTTAAGGCTTGATCTGCCCGCTAACGCACTGGGTAAAGATTACCGGCCACTGTGGCGTCCGGTCGGGCTGCCGCCATCCGGGCGCGGTGTGCAGGTGTCAATTCTGGGCGTGGCGGGTGTAACGCTGGGAGCAGAGGAGGGATTTGAAGTGAACCTGCTGGGGCTTAACATGGGGCTCGATTTCACGCCGTTCCGGCTGCGTCTGCCGTTTATCGGTGGCCTGGGCAATGACAACCTTCAGAAGGATAAGCCCTGA